GTTTTCCGGGGGGCTTTTATGCAGAACCGCTCCAATAACTTTTCTTGGAAAAATTGGCTAATGGCTCCTGTTGGAGCTGTTGTTGATAGAATACGGTATAATAAGCCAATCAATAATTATGTTTCGGGAAAAACAGAGCTATTTGATGTCGTTTCTCAGCTTATGGGGTATGATGGAGACCGCTTTTTTGGTGGTTTTGGTCTTACAAAAGATTTACAGTGCGTGAACCTCCCTCTTTTGCAGTTGCGGTCTATTCAGCTTTTTCGAGAAAACACTTTTGCAAATATCATTTTCAATAGAATTATGACACTTACTATCAATAGTGGGTTGACGCTTGAAGCAAGTCCTTCTGTTGATATTTTGAGCAAATATGCCGGTATGGATGATGATTCTTTGGAGGCTTGGTCTTCTGAGGTTGAAGCTCTTTTTGAGTCTTATATGGGAGATGCTACTCTCATTGACCGAAAAAAGAAAGATTCTTTTGGGAGTCTGCAACATACGGCAAAGCTCACTGCTATTATTTCGGGCGATTGCTTAGAGATACTCTCACTCAATAAAATGGGACTCCCTGAAATTGAGCTTGTAGATGGTATCAATATCAAATCACCAATGACACCAAAACAATTAACCGACGGCACTCGGATTATTCAAGGGGTGGAGCTTGATAGCAATGGCAAAGAGATTGCCTATTGGGTACGCACTACCGTAAACGGCTTGCCTGTTGATAAAAGAGTTTCGGCTTTTGCTCGTGATGGAAGTCGGCGGGCTATTTTGGTTCGGGCTGTGAGAAATCGGATTGACGATACAAGAGGGTTGCCTCTTCTTGCTGTTTTGCTCCAAAGTATTAAAGCTCTTGGTAATCTGATTGATTCAGAGGAAAGAGCGGCATTGATTAACTCTTATATGATTCTTACGCATAATCAAGATGCAGAGCGTCCACACAAACAAGATCCCTTTAATAAGCTCCTCCAAAATAAACGGACAGTGACCGACCAAAACGGCAAAACGACAGAGTTTAATTCTGTTGGTCCGGGAATGCTTTTGAGAAATTTGGCTCCCAATGAAAAAGTAGAATCTTTTGATACTAAGCGTCCAAATCTAAACGCTGTAGAGTTTGTGGGATATTTGCTTAAAGCCGGCATACAATCTCTTGGTTGGTCTCCTGAAGTTATTTTGAGTTCGTATAATAGCTCTTTTTCTGCTTCTCGACAGGCGAAAAACGACACGAACGAAAAGGTAAAGGAAGAGAATGACTATTTTTCAGAGCAATTTTGTCAGCCTGTCTATGTGCTTTGGCTTGATGGCATGATTCTTTCGGGAAAAATTTTAGCTCCTCTTTATTTCCAATCAATGTATAATCAATCTATGTATTATATTCGTAATGGTTGGAGAAGAGCTTTTTGGCGGGGAATGCCTAATATTTCTGTTGATATGCTCAAACAGTTTAAGGCGTATGAAATTGCGGTGGCTCGTGGCTGGATGAATGATGCACAAGTTTCTCGTGATTTGGGTTCTGATCTTGAACGGAATCTGCGTATTTTGAAAAAAACAAATGAAAAAATTGCAGAGGCAAACGAGCCTTTGGAAAAAGATACTGATACAAATAATGATGCCATTGACTCATTGACTCAAAAGCTCGATGATATTTTGGAAAAGATGGAGGGATAGATGAAAAAAGGTAAGTTTTCTTTTGTAAACAGGGTTTCTGCCACAAATGCAACACCTGAAAGAAAGACGCTCAAAATTGAGATGTTTGATGTTATTGGATGGTATGACTCTGATTCTATTTGGCTCGGTAATATTTTGAGAGACAATAGCGATGCTACCGATATTGAAGTTTGGATTAACTCTCCCGGTGGATCGGTCTTTGAGGGCATTGCTATGTATAATATGCTTCGGCTTGCAAAACAGCCTGTTTCTGTACATATTGCCGGTCTTGCCGCTTCAATTGCAACTATTATTGCAATGGCAGGTGATAAGGTGTATATGGCAAAAGGCTCCTCTTTTATGATACATAATCCATCGTCTGGAAGTTGGGGAGAGTCTAAAGATTTAAGAAAGACCGCTGAAGTATTAGACCAACTCAAAGAAAATCTGATTGACATTTATGCGTCTGAAACTGGGCTTGATCGTAAAGAGATTGCTACTATGATGGATGATGAAACTTGGATGACGCTTGATGAAGCTCAAAAACTTGGTTTTATTGATGGTGAAAGCTCTTTGGCTACGGACGCAACTAATTTTTGTGCGGTTGACTGGAAAGAAGTTCCTTTTACAGCGGAATTTAAGTTTGCTCCTGCAGCGTTGGCAGAACATTTTGCAAAATCAACCAACGGTGAGACTCCAAAAGATGACACGAAAGAAAATAGTACAGGAGCTGTAGGAGCATTGACTATTGAGATGCTCAAAAAAGAGCATCCTGAAGTGTATGCTTTGGCGGTTGCTGATGGGGTTAAAACCGAAAAAGAGCGGATTGATGCCCATAATAATTGGAGTGGAAAAGCGAACGATGAAACCGTTTTGAAAAATATTGTTTCGGGTGTTGCGTTTGATAATGCCGTTATGGCAACCTATACAACAGAGTTCCAAATGAGAATCACCAATGAGGCACGCATTACCAATATGAAACCAGAGGGATTATCTACGGGTGATAATGGTTTACAAATGCAAGCCAAAAAAGAGAAACCTGAATACGGTGCGAATATAACACGAATTTGATTTTAGGAAACGAGAATACTTTTTTCTCGTTTTCTTTTTTGAAAAACATATATTGAGATGAATGATTTTTACTCATTAGAAAAGGAGATAAGATGGCAAAGACTATTGTTGATACTCGTGTCCTCTTTCTTGGCGGAAATAACATTGATGATACTGGAAAGTTGATTGTTGATGTATCCGCAGAAACTACATATCCTGCCGGGTCGTATGTAGTTTTGTCTGCAACTCAGACAACCGGTATTTCGTATGAGCTTTTGGATGATGCCCTCACTGGTGTGATTCAGGGTGTCACTTCGGAAGATATTACGGTTAGTACCGCAGGAACTATCAAGTTCAATCGTGCGTTTGGTGGACACATCAATGTTGATGTGCTTAATGATGTCAATACAACTCAGTATGATGCTATCCCTGTAGGCGGAACAGACTTTGTTCGTCTTCAAATGGAAGCAAAAGGCTTTGTTGGCAAATCTCCTGTTTCGATGTAAGGTGTAAAAATGAAGAGACTCAATGCTATTTTTGCCGCTTTTCGCAATCAAAACTGGAAAGCAAACGCTAAAAATGCTCGTGGTGAAGAGCTTGTAAGAGCAAGAGCCAAAGTAGAGCAAATTAAACAGGCTCACGATGAACAGCTTAAAATTGACCCTACTGCTCTTGTCGATTCAAATGGTCAGTATGTCAAATTTTCAACGGCTGTTATTGAACAGGCTCCTATTGAGAATGGTCTTATTTCACTTTTCCAACTCGATGATGAGAATATCTTTGATGGGGAAAAAGTACAGTATGATGTGTTGAAATATAATCGTAAAGTTCCAAAAGGCAAAAAGAAAAACGGTGCTTTTACCGTGAATGAAACTGCCGGCTATGAAACTTTTGATTTTGCTCCTCCAAAATACAAAGAAGCATACCCATTTGATTTTTCACAAATCAAGTCACGCCTTGAAGGGACTACGGTTTATGGCGTAAATGGTGATCGTGAAATGGCGGTTATGCGTCGTGTGGCTCAAACTATTATTTCTGCAAAGAACAAGTTTGACCTTGGTATGACTTGGCAGGCTTCACAGGTTTTGCAAACGGGAAAAATTGCCTTTAAAACTGTTGGTGGCTCGGTTGAAGTTGAAGACATTGACTTTGATTGTCCAACAGGAAACTTTGCAAATAGTGCAACGCTCAAAATTGCTGATATTGAAGCTCACATTAAAGAGATTGAAAGCTCAAATAATGGTGCTTACAAGATTGATAAAGTGATTTTTGGTACTGACGCTTTGAATGCGTTCCTTGCTGATGCAGATAATCAAAAAGTTTTGGATAATCGTCGTATTGACCGTGGTTCATTTGTTTTTGGTGAGGCTGATATGGACGGGTTCGCTTCTGTTGGAACTTATAATTTCAACGGTCGCTATGTGTCAATGTATACTTTTGAGAGCTATTACACTGATGATGCCGGCGATGTGAAGCCTTTTATGGATCCAAAGAAAATTGTTTTCCTTGCTTCAAGTGGCGAATATAAGCGTTTCCACGCAGGTGTTACTGTTGTAAAAGAGATTGATTCTAATCTTTCTGGTCTTGTTGGTGGTAATAATGTTACTATCGTACAGGATACTGTGGCTATTGATATGTATTTGGAGACTATCCGTATTACCAATGGTGATATTGATGGTGTTTATTTACAGGCACAAACGGCTCCTTTGATGGTACCAAAAACTAATAACTCTTTTGGCTGTCTTACCTATACAGGAGCATAGTCTATTATGGCAAAAATGATTGTTATTTTAGCAACGATTTTGTATAGTGGAAAACACTATCTACCAAGTAGTGAGCCGATTGATGGTTCTTTTTTGCCTGAGGATATTCAAAACCAGTTTGAAAAAGCTGGTGTCTTGAAAAAGGTTGCAGAACCACAAGAAGAGTCTACTATTGCAAAGGATGATCCTGAGCTTTTGAGGATGTCGGCTCTTGAAGGAGTTGGTAAAAAAACAGCTATTCGCATTCGTGAAGTTTTTGCAACAGTGGAAGAGATTGCGGTTTCTGATATTGAAAAAATTGCAGAAATTCAGAGTGTTGGTGCTGATCGAGCAAAGATTATTTTGGCTTCGGCTCGGGTGGCTGTTGGACTTGATAAAGATGGGAATGTTACAGAGTAATGGGTATACTTCTTGCAGAAGCTCGTGAGATGAATAGAGCTATCCTTAATACGGGTGGCTTTGAGTCTGATATTACGCTTACTGCAAAAACAGAGCTTGCAGAAACGGCAACGGTAATAGGTACGATTCGGCTACATTCAACGGTGCTTGATCCTGAAACGGGAATTGAAACTGTTGGGCGTGCCGCTTCGGTGCTTTTTTCAATTGCTGATTTGGTAGATGCTCAATATCCTCTCTATAGAGATGCAAAAAAGCCCACTGATATTGTTTTGAAAAATGATACGGTTGAATTTCTTGATGCTTCTGGAAATAGTCGAAAATTTGAAGCGGGTGAAGTTCGTCCCTCTCATACTTTTGGCTGTGTCACCCTAATTTTGAAAGATCGAAAATGATAGATAGTGTTTTACCGTCACTGACAACTAAAGGAGCTGTGAATCTTTTGAGAGATGCCGTGAGTATTATTCTCTCTCAAGAATTAGCGTCTCAAAAAGGAAAAGTGACTGGTGAACCACTCTCTTTTATCTCTTCTTTTTTTAATGATGATGTACCAAATGTTTACAATGAACGGGCGGTGCGTTGGGATGTTTCAGAGCTGAATGCCATAAATATCTATGTTGATAAAACAACCCCTATTGGTACTGGTTCCAAAACTACCAATCGTCGGGCGACAATCATTATTGATGTTGCAACAACGGCTGATAGTGACGATGATGACAATGGTGCTTCTTTGGCTCAAATTACTGCAATGAGAATGTTGGACTGTATATATGACATTCTTATGGCAGACCAATATAAAACTCTCGGTTTTACTCCAAGTTTGGCGTTTATCGGTGGGATTGATATTGGTGATACGGCTCAAAGATTGCCTGAATCAGACGAAAAAGGAGCCTCTTATATTGGTGGGAGCTCGCTTGCTCTCGATATAAAGTATAACCGTGATAGACTGGTTAATGCTACAAAGTTTTTTGATGAAAATTATACGGTTTTGACGGCTGATAATGGTCGTTTTTCCGTTACGATAAATACAACTGCTTAGGGAGTTACTATGGACAAAAATGTCGTTGCTCGTGTCCTTGGCTATGATTTGGGATATAAAGATTTTTCGACGGTTTCGCCGAATTTGCCACAGCGTGCGGTGATTCTTGCCCAAATTGCTACAGGAAAAGAGAGCGGTTTTACAGATTATGGCAAAAGAATTACCGTTAATTCGGCTTCTGAAGCGTATAATCTGTTTGGCATCTCTCCTATTTATTATGCAATGCGAATTATGAAGCCTGTAAATGGTGGAGGAATTGGCTCTGTTCCTGTTGATGTTATTCCCGTTGATGTGTCAACAGGAACCGCTTCAACGGGTACTATTACTCCTGCCGGCACTGCAACGGCAAATGCTGTTCATACGGTTGTTTTTGGTGGGAGAAAATCTATTGATGGTAAGAGTTGCCAAATCACTATTGAAAAAGGTGATACGGTTGCTCTCATTTGTGGAAAATTGACAACTGCCATTAACGGAATGCTATATGCTCCTGTTTCGGCGATCAATGGTACTACTGATGTAGACCTTACTTGCCGTTGGAAGGGTGTTTCTGGAAACG